AACCAATCTATTAATATAAGAATATCGCTATCCATTAAAGAAGTATATCACGCCTGTGAAAAAACTATCAGTGTACGATTGCCTTCTGGAAGAGATGAAATTGTAAATTTAAAAATACCTGCAGGTGTTCAAAACGGAGTAACATTTAAGTATCGAGGACTGGGCGATGACACTGACAGCAATCTAGAACGAGGTGATCTATTGGTCAACGTGCAGGTGCTGGACAGTGACGGCTTTACTCGTAAAGGCAACGATTTGTGGACTGACAGAACTATCACAGCATTTGAAGCCATGCGAGGCACAGAGTTTGATATTCGTCTGCTGGATGATTCTGTAAAACGTGTTAAGGTGCCAGCTGGAACACAACCAAACGCTGTGTTAAATTTAAAAGGGCTGGGTATGCCTGTACACGATACTTTAAACATCAAAGGCAATGTTTATATTAGAATAAATGTAACCATACCTAAATTATCCAAAGACGAGTTGAGAAAGATACAGGATCTATAATGCAGGTATACACTTTTCCATATCCCACACTTAATACAGTGAGTACACCAATGAATTGGTTTATGCCTCCAGCTGGATACCGTGATTGGTTGCAATTTGAAAAAGAATACATATATCTAATGTTGAGATCAAATGGTATTGGACTTGCGGCAAATCAAATTGGTATTACTCAAAGATTTTTTGCAATGGGTTATGATTCATTTGACGTATTCTCAAAACCTGCTATACTATACAATGCAAGGATAATAAAAGCATCTGAAGAAATAGAAATAGGAGAAGAAGGATGTTTAAGTTTTCCCAATGTATTTTATAATGTATACAGAGCAGTAAATATAGAAGTAGAGTGGCAAACAATGAAAGGCGCAACAGAAGGAGCAACATTAAGAGGATTAGAAGCAAGATGTTTTCAACACGAGCTAGATCATATCAATGGTGTTACATTTAATCTAAAAGCAGAGGAATTAATAAACTAATATGTTAGAAGCAAACGATTCATTAGAAAGTATTTTTGAACAAGCAGTTAAAGAAGCAGAAAGCAGAAAACACGAATACGTTACTGTTGAACACTTATTATTAGCACTGGTTAAAGACCAAGAAGTAGGCACTATACTAAACGATCTTAAAGTTAACGTAGGTGCTCTTATCAAAGAAATAGAAAATTATTTAGATATGAAATGTACTGACATTGTGAGTAAATCTCCCAATCCAGTGGCTCCAAGAAAGACTGCTTCATTAGAAAGACTGATGAACAGAGCATTTACACAAGCACTGTTCCAAGGCAGACAATCAGTCAGTGCTATAGATGTATTATTGAGCATCTTTGCTGAAAAGAAAAGTTATGGTGCTTTCTTTTTAAAACAGCACAAAGTCAACAAAGACGATTTACAAGATCTAGTTTCAGCAGAAAATATACTACAAGAATCAGCAATTAGTTCTAGTGGTCCAGAACAGAGATTAAGACCTAATCAAGCAGATAAAGTTTTAAAAAATTATTGTGAAAACTTAAATCAGAAATATTTTGAAAAGAAAATCGATCCTGTAATAGGACGAGAAGACGAAATGCAAGTGCTAAAACAGATTCTAGCACGTAGAAACAAAAACAATGTTATGATTGTGGGTGATCCAGGAGTGGGTAAAACTGCTATCGTAGAAGGACTAGCACGACGAATTGCTAAAAACAAAGATGATGTTCCAGAATATCTAAAAGATCACATAGTGTTCAGTCTAGATGTATCTTCAATGTTAGCGGGCTCAAAATTCCGAGGAGACTTTGAAGAGCGATTAAAATTAGTTCTAAATGCTCTAGAGCAAAAAGGTAAAACTATACTGTTCATCGATGAAGCTCATATGATAGTGGGTGCTGGTACAACAGGACAGGGTGGTATGGATTTAGCCAATATGATGAAACCTATATTAACTAAAAGTCATATCAAAGTGATTGCTTCCACCACTTGGGAAGAATATAGAAAATTCTTTGAAAAAGATCGAGCTCTAATGAGAAGATTCCAAAGATTGCAGGTGGGTGAACCTACCAACGACACCTGTGTTAAAATCCTCAAAGGTATAAAACAATACTATGAAAAATTCCATGATTGTACCATCACAGACGAAGCCTGTGAAGACGCTGTGGAATACTCACAGAAGTTCATAGCAGATAAAAAATTGCCTGATAAAGCAATTGATCTAATAGATTCTGCCTGTGCTCGTTTGAGATTAAATGGCATTAAAGAGGGCAAGATCGATCACGAAGAGATCATACACGAAGTATCCAAAGTGACTGGCATAAGCATAGAACAACTGTCACAGAAACAAGCAGTTAATCTAAAAACACTGGAAGAGAAAATGAAACTGCAAGTGTTTGGACAGGATGATGCTCTCAATAATGTGATAGATAAAATACTGGTATCTAGAGCAGGATTGAAATCACTGAACAAACCTATAGGATCATTCCTATTCCTAGGACCAACTGGTTGCGGTAAAACAGAAACTGCCAAACAGTTAGCATCTACACTGGGAGTTCAATTGTTGAGATTCGATATGTCAGAGTATCAAGAGAAACACTCTATTGCGAAATTAATTGGATCACCTCCAGGCTATGTGGGCTATGAAGACTCAAATATGGGTGGTGGTATGTTTATTAATGAAATAGAAAAACATCCACACGCAGTGGTACTGTTTGATGAAGTAGAAAAAGCACATCAAGATGTATCCAATATGCTGTTACAGGTTATGGACTATGGTACTGTAACTGGATCTAATGGTAAAAAAGCAGACTGTAGAAACATTATATTAATTCTTACATCTAACTTAGGTGCTGAAGAAATGGAAAAAGCAAATCTAGGATTTGGAGAACAAGACAGAACCGAAGACGAGGACGCAATGAAGAGATTCTTTGCTCCAGAATTCAGAAATAGATTGGATGCTATTGTTAAATTTAGCAAATTAACTCAAGAAACCATGGAAAAAATTGTTAAGAAATTTATCCTTGAGTTGAACACAATGACTCTTGAAAAACGAGTAGAGGTTAATGCCACAGATGAAGCCGTAGCATATCTAGTTAAAAAAGGATTTGATCCTAAAATGGGTGCTAGACCTTTACAGAGAATCATAGATGAAGAGATTAAAAAACCTCTATCAAGAATGATTCTGTTTGGTGATCTACAAGATGGTGGCAGAGTTGAGGTGACTGTTAAAGACGATAAGTTAGATATTGCTTATAAAAAACCTATCGTATTAGAACAATTCAAACCCAAAGTTGAAGATGCGAAGAACGCACAATAAACTGTTTTACGGAACATACACACACAAAGCCACATTCAAAATGCCGTGGGCAGGATGGTTATATCCTACTACAGAAGAACATCTACAACATTTGATAACTGATCCGTCATCATTTGTTGGACATATGCAATTTTCCAAAGACATATTTAAAATTGGCAAATACAAAAATGAAATAACAAAACTAGCAGAATTTATTTTAAAACATAGATCACATATAAAATTTAGAATACAAGATAACAGCACTCTATTTTATGGGAGCAAAGATGTAATTCTTGGTTTAATTTCTAAATTTTGGGAAGAATGGTATGATATACAAACTGTGGCCACACATAATAATCAAGTGCCACAAGAGAACACAGTGTTCTGTAAAAGATTGCCTCTGGGCAAATATCAATACCAAGTACACATTAAAAAGAATTTACATAATTTTTTAAAACCAAAACAAAGAGAGGACCTGTGGAGATACCTTAATCAAAACAAAGAAGTTGCCTGTGTTTCATCTGAGCAATTAAAAGACTTTTTAAGTGGCAAATCAGAATATGCGTGGGAAGGGTATTTTTATGTCAAAGAAGAAAAAATGCTTACACCCATATATATGATTGCACAAAACTGTATTCACAAAATTTTAAAACATATTCAAATATAATGATAGACCTAATACATAAATTAAAAGAAAGAAAAATACTGCAAGTGGGCAGTATGATATCTACAGAAGTACAAAAATTCCATTTAGGAACACCAATGAGAACTCGTGCTATTTTAAGGATACGAGAAATACACGATAACCATTGTGTTGCTGATGAAGAATATGCTCATTCAGAATCACCAGTACACAAAATAGACTATCTAGATATTGTAACAATTGATGGTATGAAACCTGGGGACCTTGCCGCTGTGTATGGATTAGGTCCAAAAACATCAAGATTTAAAAAAGATAAACGCCATAAATAGTAGCAATGGCACAGTCAAGCACAAACATAGCAAGTACAATTAGTCACAAAGCGTCTTCAACAGGCAATGTGATCAGTTTCGTTGCCAGTGAGAAGAAAATTAAAAGCAGTGATACTGCTTCAGTTATTTTTAATTACAGTCAATATGATCTATTGACTATAACTGGTTCTGTTTTAAACAACAGTACATTCACTGTAAAAAGTGTGGCATCTGATAACTCTTATGTTATTGTTGAAGAAACAATAACTGATGAAAGTGCTGGTAATTCAATTACTGTGGATTACACAGGGTTTGTCACTGCCAAATATCAAGGTGACGGTTATTACTCACAGGTAGACGGTGTACACACTGTGGCTTATCACGTGGAAAGCACATTTGTAGGGTCTATCAAAATGCAGGGTTCACTTGCAACCACTCCTACTGCTGATGATTGGTTTGATATCGATAATACCAGTGCCACATACACTGGAAGTTTAAATACTTTGGTTTCATCATACAATTTCACAGGTAACTTTGTTTGGGTAAGAGCCAAAGTTACAGGATTTACTGCGGGCACCATAAACAAAATCCTATATAATCACTAGACTTTTTAACGGTTGACAGTTACCAAATTTGTGTTATACTAATACTATGAACGATAAAGAAATAGATCAATTAGATTTTGTCACCGTACGAGTAACTCCAGAAACCATGGATGCACACATTCAGTGTCTAGAAGAAAATGGCTATTCTATAAAAAAGAAAGTCAATGTATTCACTACCTGTTTGCTGTGTTTTATGTTTGGCTTCTATCTGATGGCTGTGCTATTAAAATAATATGGATCAAATAGAAATTACCTGTATCGATAACGGTAAAACCAAAACTGCCGAAGTTTTGTCAAAGACAGACAAGTATATGAAAGTGGTAATCGAAGGAACCACAATGACCATAGAGCTCACTCGTAAAGATTTAAATAAACCATATATAGGAAACAAAGCAGGATTGGAATTCGTATATGACAACGATTAGTGAAACTATAAAATTTAGAATTGAGTTATTTGGAAAATATTGGGATAAACCTCCAGTGGCTGAAATAACAATTAACGACACTGTTGTTTCTAACAAACAAGAAATTATAGGCACTGAAGAAAATCCTACTATATTCGAGTTTCAACATACTCTTTTAGATAAAGAAAATTATAAATTTACAATTAAAAATTGTGGGAAAGACAGTTCACAAACAATTGTAGAAGATGGTAGAATTGTCAAAGACCAATTATTGATTATAAAATCAGTCAATATTGATGAGATCGACCTAGGTGGTTTGATCTATGAAGCAAAATATTATCCAGAGTACCCAGAACCATGGGCATCTGAACAGCGTTCAGCAGGTAAAGATCTGCCTGAATATGTTAAAAACGTAACTTCGATGGGTCACAACGGCCGTTGGGAAATCGAATTTACATCGCCATTTTATATGTGGCTGTTAGAGAATCTGTATTAGTATATAATAAATACAGAGTATGGACGCATACTATAACGACATCAAAACAATATTAAGTAGAATTGACAGAATTCAGGGCTCTGACTCTGCCCCTGTGGCAGAGCAGGAAAGCACAGTAGAACAGGCCTACGAGTATCACGTAAAGAATAACATACCAATCAGAGAGAACGTCTTCCGACCAGGTTCAGACAAGTATTTTGAGTTATTCAATTATGCTCGAAAACAGTATGACGAAGGCAATCTAAAATGTGATTGGGAAGATGCAGAGCTGTTAGAATCAGAAATTGGCACTGTGATCAAATTAACTAACGGATACTCTGTGCCACTGGACCAGCCATTTGCAGACGATGGGTTATCAGAAGCAGAATATCAAGGCAAAACAGTGCAATTGAATTCACCTAAGAGAGGTGGTCCAAAAAAATTCTATGTGTATGTAAGAAATCCAAAAACAGGCAAAATTAAAAAAGTAACTTGGGGTGATACTACAGGATTATCTGTCAAAGCATCCAAACCTGGCAGAGTAAAATCATTTGTTGCACGTCATAATTGCAAACAAAAGAACGATAAAACCAAAGCAGGTTACTGGGCTTGCCGTACTCCCAGATACAAATCATTAGGAGTTAAAGGTGGAGCTTGGTGGTAAACCATATACTGATAAAATTCTATCAGAAAATCGTGTTATAAGAACATTTAACGAAACTGTGTCTCAGGAAGAGTGTGAATGGCACAAAGATCGTGAGGATAGAGTTATTAGAGTATTGGAAGGTAAAGGTTGGAAATTACAAAAAGATAACGAATTGCCATTTACATTAGGGTCAAGCAGTGTTATAACTATTAAAAAAGAGCAGTATCATCGACTTATTCCCGGCGATACTCCTTTAGTAGTTGAAATAACTAAACATTTTTAAATAAATATAGAATATGAGAGCCAATCAGTTTATCAGAGAATCAAGTATGGACGCTGTTAACGAGCTAGATCTATACATCAATAACAATGAAGATCTGTATCGCAAACAGTTCATGCCCACAGTCTATAATCTACAAAGAAAGTTTAATAAAAAAATATACGATCACGAAAAGGCCAAAACATTATGGTTGCATTTGGTAGACACTGCGGCTAGAGAATACACACAAGAATTTGGACAACCAGGAGAAGATGTTAAAGATTTCTTCCCTAAACCTACCAGAGAAAAAGTAGCACAGGTATTGGCTGATAGAGAGTTGAAAAATATAGAACAAGGCGAATACGATGTTGCTAAAAGAACTATTTCTTAAAGAAGACGATCAATCCACAGCGGTATTTGCTTTTGGTAGATTCAATCCTCCCACAAAAGGTCACGAAAAGTTAATACAGCGAGTTAGAGAAGTAGCACAGAAGATGGATGCCAAGCCCTATGTGTTTCTATCACACTCTCAAGACAAAAAGAATCCCTTATCCTACGAAGAAAAATTAAACTATATCAAGAGCACTGGACGTTTTAACGATATTGAATTTGGATTTAATGAAGTTAAAACCATTGTGCAAGTTCTGCAAAAATTAATGAATGAAGGTCGCACACGAGTTATAATTGTGGCAGGCTCTGATAGAGTGGACTATTTTAAAAATTTCCTAAATCAATACAACAAGAAAAATGATAAAGCAGGTAATCTTGTGTTTGATTTTGATTACACTGACGCTGTAAGTTCTGGGGATAGAGATCCAGATGCCGAGGGTGTTGCTGGTGTCAGTGCTTCGCAGGCTCGTGCTTATGCGGCGGCGAATGATTACGAAGACTTTAAACGAGTGGTAATGGATAACTCAGAAGATTTGGTAAAGTCAGCATTTGCAAGAGTTCAAACTGTGGTTGGCAAAAAGGTTGCGGTAAACAACGAGAAGTTGTATAATGAAGCAGATATGACTCAAAAGAAACCAACAATATATCTTGATATGGATGGCGTCATCGCAGATTTCTTTGGCGGTGTGGAACAGATGTATGGTGTGAAACACTGGAAAGAATTAACATCTGTAAAAACAGGTGGTGAATTGAAACAAGAAGTAATCGATAGAATAACAGGATCAGACTTTTTTTCAACACTGCCTAAATTTCCTACAACTGAAAGTTTAATAGATACTATCAAAAAATTCACAGGTGGCAAGTTCAGCATATTAACTTCTCCATTAAGAGGAGATCATGATAACTCTGCCAAATGGAAAAAAGTCTGGATCAACCAAAACATAGAACAACCACAAGAAACCATAGTCACTAGTAGAAAAGAAAAGTATGCTGTAATAAATGGTGTACAAAATATTCTTATAGATGATCGTCCAGTTAACATTGAGAGATGGCAATCACGAGGTGGATACGGAATTTTATATCAAGCCAATAAAGATTCGATAACTAAAGTAGAACAGGCATTACAACAATACAACAATGACAAAAACTCTACAAATAATTGAAGATTGTAGTCCGTATTATATTCGATATACCTTTAACACTATTCCTAACATTATAGATATATGCAACGATGCCGAAGCAAACGACACATTTGATCATCGTAAATGGTTAAAATTAAATCCTGAACGAGTTAAAAAAATATTTGATCTTATACCATTTGCAGAAGAAGTAAATCTTAATCCAGATCGAGCATTAATGTTTAAAGAATATCCAGGTGGTGGCAGTCCTATTCATAAAGATGCTCATGATCATAAAACTAGTTTTAACATTGGTATTAGAATATTAGACGATAAATGTATTACCACTTGGTGGTCTGACGAAGATATGAACAATTATACTACTGATATTGTTGATACTCCAGGATTTAAATCAAGAAATTTACTTAAAGATAATAAATGGTTAATGTCTCCAGGTCTCGACAAAACGCCAATTAAACAAACTGTGTTTAAACAAGGAGAATTTGTACTGTTTAATACTGATATCTATCACACTTGGGATAATAGTCAATCAACTAATGAAAGAATTAATTTAACAATGAGAAGTGTAGATGTATCCACACTTACTTTTAATGACGCAAAAGAGATATTAAGTAAATATACACAAGGAGAAAAGAATGCCAATTGATATTAGAAGAAATTATGTGGACAGTTTCACAGACGATGAGCGATTAGCAAAAGAACGAGCAAGAGCAGAACTAGAAAAACAGATAGCAGAATTTCTTGCCAAAGGTGGCAAA